CTTCATCCAACAGCGCCCTGGTTTCGGCGGCGCTTTGCCCTTCAATACTGTTGGGGGCGATGTCCTTCATGTAGTGCCGGAAGTAGCCCTGTAGGTGACAGCAGCGCCCGCTGTGATAAAGCGCCAGCGCGATAGCCTTGCGTTGACGCTCATCCATGTGGGCGTACAATTCGTCCACCTTGGCCTGGATTTTGGGGTAGTTGGTTGATCGCCCGTTGTGAGCCATGTAGTACGTGATGTACTTGTGAGATGTCATTTTGGACATAACCTTTGACCTATGTGATGGCATTAGTGCCAAGGGTAGTATGCGCTTGATCGCTATGAACTACAAGGGGCCGTCCGTGGCCCCAGGTAGGTCAGTGCCAGGGACTCGCTTCGTGGTGGTCCACATCAGCCTGTATGTTGGCCCCCATTTCATCCCAGTCGTTGCCGTAGTCCTTTTGCAGCAAGGCAAATCCAGCTTGCCGTCCCAATACGTAGGACTCAACGCACAGGGCGCACAGCCCCATGTCTTCAGTATCAGCAATGTGTAGTTCGTACACGTTACCGATGCTAGTCTGTGTGTCCACAACCTGTATGGTTGAAGGGACTTCATGCAGCATCTTCAGGACCCTTTGTGCGCCCTGTGCTGCCTCTTCAGTCACCAATGTAGTTAGATGTTTCATCATGTCGTCCTCGTTACGGCTGCATTGCCGCACCCCTATGGTACCGCTGACCGTTGGTCCAGGCAAGCTGGGTGCGGTCACAGGGTGGGCTGACCACCCTGGTTGCCCTGCGCCTATATACAATGCCAGAACTAGGTGCCCTGACCGCTTGCAAGTCGTGGTGATCGGGCGCATACTTAACCCTGGCAACAACGCCAACATAGGAAATCAGGAAAATGACACACACTGAACTTAATGACCTACTTAGCCCCATACTTGATGATGTGGGTTTGCAGAACGTGCTTGATTCCGTTGCCGCCTACTGCGCTACCGCAGCCACCGGCCACGAAGAACAGGCAATTGAGGAAATGGCAACTGGGAACAATGACGTAGCCCAAAGCTGTGACACCTACGCTGAAGACTGGCATGAGTGCGGTCGGGCAGTTAGCTTGGCTAGCGATGAACCAATGGTTGTTGAAAACAGCCGGGGCTACGCGAACTTGTACAAGCTGAACATGGAGGAAGGGAAATGACTACCGAAGAACGTGAAAACTTACTGCGCAAGATTCGGGCCTGCTACGCCAGGGCCGATGAAAGCCGCAACGAAAACGAAAACGAACGGGCCATAGCCCTGCGCCAAGCGAACGCAATGGTTGAAAAGTTTGCGGTGACTGCCGCAGAATTAGACAGCGATGAGCTTGGCCCAATGGGACAGAATGACGTGCCGGTGGGCATGACCATTTGGAAGCAAAGCCTGTACTTTGTCCTTGGCCCCCTGTACGGGTGCGAAGTGTTGTGGAACAGGCGCGGCACCATGTACGTCATGGGGCGGCAGTCCTACCGCAACGTGGTTGAGGATATGGCTGGCTACGTGATAACCAGCATTGAGCGTGAAGCCAAGGCACAAGCCCGCGGGGACAAGACTTACCTCAACGGTTTTCGCAAGTGGGCTGTTGAAGGCGTGCGGGCCAATGTAAATGATATACTGCAAGCCCGCAAGGACGCCGCCGCCACCCTGGGAACGGGGTCCAAGGCGCTGGTGTTGGTTGACCACTTTAAGGGCCAGCTTGAAGACGCCAGCAAGTACATGAATGACACTCACCGTGTGTCCACCGGCAAGGCGCGGGCCATGCCACGAGGTGGAATGGAAGGCTACGAAGCTGGCCGGGGCATTGGCCTGAACGACCAAATGGGTACCACACGTGTGAAGCCAGCGGGGGTGCTGAAATGAGCAGGTTTACAGCGACAACTAGGCCAGCCGACTTACTGTTTGGCGATGACCGTGTGAGGGCCATCAACAGCGACCGCTGTGTGCCTGAACCTATTGGCTGCGGTGGCTACGCGCATTTTGAAGAAATGACTGAAGTGGAGCTCAAGGAGTATCCTATCAGCGGCTTGTGTGTGAAGTGCCAGCGTAACTTCTTTGGAGGTGGCTATGAATATTAAAGACACAAAGCGATTCATACTGGCTGGGAATGCGACTATTACGGTGAAGTCCCTGGCTACAGAACGCAGGTACACTTTCAAGATTACGCGCACCAAGTTTGACGATAATGCGTATTTCATAGCCCTGCTTGGGGGGCCTGACAACAACGTGGACTATCGGTACATGGGCATGATGTACGCCACCGCTGATGATCCCTGGTACTGTCGGCTAACCGCTAAGTCCCCTGTGGGGGCAGCGACGACTGCATGGCAGGCATGGAACTGGTTCATGCGTGGCGTTGACTACGGCTACGGTTTGGAAGCCTGCGACTGGTGGCATGAAGGTGCCTGCGGCGCGTGTGGCCGGAAACTCACCGTGCCTGAAAGTATTGACATGGGGCTGGGACCAGTCTGTGCAGGGCGTGTGTGATGTACATACCTGTAGAACTTGTGATTATCCTAGCCGTGATATTCATTGTTTTGGCATTGTGTGGGAGTCCTAAATGACTAAATTCTGGATTGTTATCTTAGGGGTTGCGTGTATCGTCTTATGGTCGCTGGGGGCCGGGGCGCATTATCATGATGGTGGGCGAATAGGGTCGACGTATGGTATTTGGATTGGCGAAGTGTATCACATCTGTACTTATGTGACGCCTATTCAGGTACACTGCGTACCGGGCTGAATACCCCCTGTTTTTTGTGCGATGCAGCACGTTTTGGTGACTAGGGCGGCGTGGGTACACTCGCAAGTGTACCCACGCTTGGCTGAATACCCCCGCAAAGCTAGGTCCCACGCGACTGGGTACACAGGGTATTCTGGGTATTCTTAAAACAAAATATTGATAACACAGTAAATACGTCCTAATCATCACTATATGCTGTATATAAATAAACTGTTTCGCAAGTGTACCCAATACCCACGAATACCCACCCCCTTGTGACTGCCCCCCATATACCGGGGATTTGGGGACGACCAGCGACATAACTTAGTGCGTTTGATTTCCGTGAGCATAGACGACTGTCGTCCTACTCTTCCCCCCTGAGACGGATGATCAGGATCAAGATCGGGATCACGATCCTGATCGTCTTCAGGATCGTGATCGACGTATTACTATATGATGACAATCCCTTCGTCGGGACGACGCGCCAGCGGCGCGACGACCCGTTGAGCGAGCGCAGCGAGCGAGGCGCGCAATATGGCGCGCACCTTTCGCCCGGTAAGGGCGCACGAGCGACAGCGAGTATGTGCGCAATATTGCGCACACCTTGTCACTTCTGTTGTTGCTTTTTTGCGAACATATGTGAGCACATTGACGCCGTGCCGAGCGAAGCGAGGCCCAGGCGAAAAAAATTTTAGAGTACTGTATAAATGCACAGTTGTACCAGATGCTGGATTGTGGTTTAATGTTTATGGGCGCTGATGCCCAACACATAGGAAGCAAGAAAATGGCACAAGCCAAGAAAGCACCGAAGCCGGAGTACTTGACGCTTGACAAGGGCAAGCCGTACAACCCGCGCACGGACCATACCGACAAGGGGTGGGCCAGCCTGAAGCGGTGCATAGAACAGGGCTACACCTACGCTGCCCTGCGAAGCAAGAAGGATACGCCGATTACCGGCAACAACCACAATCACCAGTTTGCCGCGTACTGCGTGCGCCGGCATTGGGTGAAGGTGACAACCACGGCCCCGGCGAACGCCAAGGGCTAACAGGAGGGGAAGGGCGCAAGGATGCGCCCAAACCCCGCCCCCCTGCCGATGTAGACTATCCGCGGTTGGTAGTTGAGTAGTTTATGAAACCACCAACACGTGAGCGCCGCCGGGCGCAACACCCACGAGCGTTAAGCGAGTACGTTGCTCCTTCCTTTCCGCGGTTCAGTTGGCACGTTGGTTGGCGAGGCCCTTGTACCCCCGGAGGGGGATGCACTAGGCCCCCCGGGGGGGTACTCCCCCCAAAACTTTCCCTGCGCAGATACAGGAGCACAGGACATGGAGATGATATTCCTGATAATCGGTGATGTGTACCAGGGCTTGCATTCGTACAACCCTACGTGCTAGTATCATGCGCATGCTCATGAGCACAAACTATGCACGAGGAGGTCAGGAGCTACCCCCAGCTCCTGACCTCTACGCATATGACTGACATTACCCAAGCTACCTTTCGGTCAAACCGCCCAAGCTCCGTACGAAGCAATAAGGCGAATAACAAGACACCGCCTCCCCAGATTCGAGATAACCGCAGACCTCCAAGACCAGATCCCAGAGGCAGGAGACCACTATCCCCATGAAAATGGAATACAAAAAGATGGACTATAAGAAGGGGTCAAGGCATGATGACGTCAGCAATGCGTACTCGGCGTGTGCTACGTGCTACCACTCCAAGGACCGAACTGGAACGTTATGCTGCACGCACCCCGACAAGTCTAAACTCAAGGTCTACTGCATGGCGAACAATGGAAGCGAGGAGCACTCCAGGGATATGTGCGACTCAACGAATTTCCAGGTAGATGCGAAGGAGTGGTGCGCGAGCTACAAGGCTGCGGACGCCCCCGAAGCTCCCGAGTACGAGAATATGTACGAGGCCATGGAATCGGCCTACGAGCAGCATTCACCGACTCCGCACGCTGAGTACGGGACTGGAGGAACTGCGAGCGGTACGGGCGCTGGCGGAGCTAGCTAGTGCCAGATACCACGACCAAGATAGAGTACCTCACTGAAGAGGAACTATTAGCCAGTGACGAGCAAGCATTGGCCCGTATCTCCGACGCTCCCAAGAACGTACTGCAATTCACCAGAAGCACAAAGGTTACGCGACAAGAAGTTGTCAATGCGTTTACGAACGCATTCCAGATGATTGGGGGTGTTGACCGGTTGGCGCTGTGGGCAGACCAAAACCCGAGTGAGTTCTACAGATTGTACGGGAAACTTCTCCCGCCCTCCAACGCTGATATCTTGGACGGCAACCGTGAGTTTATTGTGCGCCACATCCTCCCCCGGCCACAGATTACAGATGCGCAGCACACAGCCATAGAAGGGGAGTTTACAGAACAATGAATGAAAAGAGCGCCCTACGAAAAGCGATAGAAGCGGCAATCGCGGCTGTGGGCAAAATTGCGAACAAGGACGCCACGGTACAGGGGATGCAATATGAGGATAGTCCTAAGCGACCACTGCACCCGAAGAAAAAGAAAGATAAGTCCATGTCTGAATACGGGTACACCCGTGAGCACAAAAAGGCAATGGAAGATGCCGGGGTGTTGTAGTGCCCGAAGTAACGGTAGCGTATGACCCCCGCCCTATTTTCATGCCGTTCCACACGCGGACTCAGCGGTGGGCAGTCGTGGTGGCGCATAGACGATGTGGTAAGACTGTTGCCACCATTAACGATATCGTAAGCCACGCGCTATATACGGAAAAGAAAAGAGCAAGGTTTGGTTATATCGCCCCTTACTATAGCCAAGCAAAACAGATTGCCTGGGACTACCTCGTTGAGTATACGAAAGAAATCGCCACCAAGGTCTCAATATCCAGCCTTTCCGTTGACCTATTCAACGGTGCGAGAATTACCCTCTACGGTGCCGATAATCCCGATGCTTTCCGCGGGTTGTATTTTGACGGTGTGGTTATCGACGAGTACGGCGATTGCCGCCCCAACCTGTGGACGGAGATTATCCGGCCCGCTCTGGCAGATAGACGTGGCTGGGCCACGTTCATTGGCACGCCCAACGGTCTGAACCACTTTTACGATATCTGGAATTTTGCCCTGGCCCACCCCGATAGGTGGTACACGGAAGCACTGCCTCAGAGCAAGACCAACATTCTCGACGCGGACGAAGTCGAAGAAATGCGGTCAATGATGGATGAAGATGAATTTGACCAAGAGATCGAATGTAGCTTTATGGCAGCTACTCGTGGAGCCTATTATTCACGGGAACTCAAGAATGCTGTTATTGGCTCTTATCCTGTGGATCCCAGTCGGCCTTGTCATTATGTGTTTGATCTCGGTTATACTGATAGCACGGCTATTTGGCGCTGGCAAGAGTACCCCGACGCCATTGAACTCAGCTTGAGTTATGAACAAGATTCCCGGCCTATTCAGTATTACATTGACTGGCTGCACTCTCAGCGGACAGCCGGTATTACGCCTGGAGAGGTGTGGCTGCCCCATGACGCGCTCGCCAAAACACTCCAGACTGGTAGAAGTATTGTCGAGCAGTTCCTCTCGGGTGGGATTCGGCCTAAAGTTGTCGCGAAACTTGATTTGCTGGACGGAATACAAGCGGCAAGGCAGATTTTCCCAAAGCTAGCATTTGACGCGGAAGGATGTAAGGATGGCCTACTCGCATTGCGTTCGTACAAGCGCACTTGGAATCCAGACCGCAATGAATACAGCGCCAAGCCATTACATGACTGGTCTAGCAATTTTGCTGACTCTTTCCGCTATTTCGCATTAGTTGCTGGACTTGAAGATCCAAGTAAAACTGCTTTAATCCCGGCACAGCCTTTTGCTCGTCCTTTATACGGGTTTACATTAGATGAGGCTTGGGAGTGTGGGCCGTCGGGAAGGGACTCCTGGCACTAATGGCTAGTTCATTTAAAAACCTCATTAGACCTTCAGGTCTTTGGGCGGCGGAGCTTACGGGCAGATTAAAAACATTAGAGGACATTGTTGACCTCCGCCAAGGGCGCTTAGGTGCGCTAGTTTTTGGTTCATCAAATCAATCGATAGCGAACAGCAGCAATACGATTCTCGATGGTTGGGACACGGTCGTCTACGATGACCTGGGATTTTTCAATGAGTTCGAGCCGGATATTTTTACAATTCCTGTTACGGATCCCGTTATTGAGCGCGTGCAGTTGTATTTTCAATATAGCTGGCAACCGGATGCGAGTGGTCGGCGTACTTGGTTTCTGGAGCAGACCGATAGCGGCGGTGTACGCGGTGGTATCGCGAGTAACGGTATGCAGCCCCAAGCGGCTGTGTCGCTCGCCGATCAAGCGTATTCGATGCCCATTGAGTGCGTACCGGGCGACTATTTCAGGATAATCGCGTCACAGGACAGCGGGGATGCACTGCTTCTTTCACTGTTGGGCTTTGGAATAACGGTTGCAAAATGATTAGGTATTTAGGGAGCTAAAATGGCTACTGACTCGAAAACAGAACAGACCCTGGGTGCCAGCGATAACAGGACCAACAATGACGCTGGCGAAGCGAAGTTAGGGGCTGAATTTGGCAGACCCAAATATGATTTTGAGTACTGGAAAGACCAGATTTCTATTGCGCAAAAAGCAGTAGAGAAATTCCACGAGCGTGGGCGCAAAACTCTTCGCCGTTATGTCGACGAACGGGAAGCTAACGACGAGCAGTCCAGAAAGTATAACCTTTTCTGGGCGAATACGGGCGTGCTTATGTCCGCCCTTTACGCGAATCCACCGAGTCCTACCGTTAAGCGCACATGGGACGATTATACCGACGATATTGGCCGGGTGGCTGCTGAAATCCTGGAGCGTTTGCTTAACCAGGGTCTACAGCGCCCCCGTGGTGATATGGACGCCGCGTTTTCTTACGCCATGGAAGACCGGCTTGTACCGGGACTCGGACAAGTCTGGATTAGGTACAATGTAGAGACTAAAGAACAGACGGTGCCCGGTACTACGATAAAGTACGAGCAAATCATTAACGAAGAGGCGGTAACGGACTGGATTTACTGGGAAGATTTTCTATGGTCCCCTTGCCGTGTGTGGGAAGAGTGCCGGTGGGTGGGTCGTCTTGCGCACATGACCAAGGAAGCGGCGAAAAAGAGATTTGGGGCTAAAGCGGAGCTCTTATCGTACACGGACAAGTTCGAAAATGTCGACCGCGTGGGTGCGCAGCGCGTAACTCCGGAAATACGCCCCGAAGCCACTGCTGACGTCTGGGAAATCTGGAGTAAGACGAATAAAATGGTCTATTGGGTTGCCACAACCGATATTGAGCGCCTTTTGGACAAAAAAGAAGACCCAATGGAGATTGATGGCTTTTTTCCATGCCCGAAGCCTCTCATGGGCACGCATACGACGTCGAACCTCTGCCCCCGCCCTGATTACTACATGGTCAAGGATCAGTATGAAGAAGTTGATACTCTTAATTCCCGGATCGGGTGGCTCACAAAGGCTTGTAAGGCTGCCGGCATCTATGATAAAACAGCGGAAGGTATTCAACGCCTATTTGAACAAGGTACTGAAAATAGCCTCATTCCAGTCGACAACTGGGCCATGTTTGCAGAGAAAGGTGGCGTCAGCGGCCAGATTGACTGGATCCCGATCGAGCAAATCGTAGCTACCATTACGTCTCTCAAGGAGTACAGGCAGGACTGTGTGTCCCAGATTTACGAGTTAACCGGCATATCTGACATTATGCGGGGCGCAACGAATGCGAGAGAGACCCTGGGGGCACAGCAGCTGAAGGCTCAGTACGGCAGTGTCAGACTCCAGTATCTCCAGGGTAAAACCGCTGAGTTTGTCACAGAGGCAATGCGGATCAAAGCTGACATTATCAGCAAGCACTGGCAGCCTGAGACTATCATTGAGAAGTCACTTATCTTGCAAACTCCTAAGGTGGACCACCAGAAGGTGCAGCCAGCGGTTGAAATGCTGAAGAACACGGATATTCGAAATATCCGTTTGGAGGTAGAAAGTGACAGTATGTCCATACCGGATTATGCGCTTGAACGCTCTAGTCGTATGGAGTACGTCACAGCAATGGGTCAGCTTATCTCCCAAAGCTGGCAGGCAATTCAGGCCGAGCCTAGGTTCGCGCCGCTTGTACTACAGACCCTCCAATGGGCTGCTGCCGGATTCAAGAATGCCCGAACGATGGAAGGGGTGCTCGACCAAGCGGTAGAGGAGACCCAGAAGGCTGTGGCGGAGAAAATGAACCAGCCGCCCCCGCCTGACCCAGAGATAGAGAAGATGCAAATGGAGATGCAGATGAAGCGGGAGGAGTCTCAGGCTAAGTTGCAGGCCAAGCAGATGGAAGGTCGTATTAAGGCAATGGAAGCGAAACTTGGTATGGAACAAGATCGGCAGCAACACAGCCAGGAAATGGCTCAGGACGAGGAGCGCCATATACAGGAAATGGACCAGACCCGGCAGCGTGGGGCAGTGGATAGGGAGGTGAGACGTGCGACGGCGTTACGTTCAACGTAAACAAGAGGACGGTACCTTTAAGTTAGAGGAGGTAGACGTCAACCACTTTGTACCCCGTAGGAACTTGTCCGACACCGATGCACTTATCAGTGATAGACACTACGACGGGATGCGTGCGACGGACGGCACTGATATTTCCTCACGTGCGAAGCACCGTGATTATATGCGAAGGAATTCTCTCACAACGGCTGACGATTTTACCGACCATTGGAAGACGTACCACCGAAAAGAAGAACTTAAAGACAATAAGCAACGTCGTGAAACTATAGAACGAACAATAGCGAGGTTAGACCCACCATGAGTGAGCAAAGTTTAAAAGAGTCATTGGAGGCCGCATTCGATGGAGATACTGAATCTGTTGATAGAGGTGCTGTGGAAGAGGCCGCTGGCGTGGTTGAAGAAACAGTGGCAGAGAATGAAGGCAGCACTGAAGAGACCGAAACTGCGTCTGCGGGAGAATCCTTACCAGATGAAGGGGACACCAGTACCGTCGATTCAGGAGCAGAAGAAGAATCACGAGAAGGCGATGAAGGCGCCGGTGCAGAAGGTAGAGCCGAGGGCGAAGAAGAGCCAGAAAAAGAAGAAAAAGCTGAGTTAGCTGCTCCCTATGGCTGGAAGCCAGCTATGCGGGAGAAGTACTGGGGTGAACTTCCTGACGAGGTAAAGGCTGAGGTAATACGCCGTGAGGTGGACATTGCCAAGGGAATGGAAATAGCCAAAGGTGCTCGTGACCTGGAAAAGGAGTTTAATTCTAGAGTAGCTCCTTATGCGGCTGAAATTGCCAGCCGAGGCGTGCAGCCGATGGACGCCTTTGAAAACTACTTGGCGACCGCCCACAACCTGCGCCACGCGAACGCTCCTGAGAAGGCCGCTCTTATAGCTGGAATCATCCAGCAGTATGGTGTGGATGTGGAGCAGTTGGATGGCATTCTTACAAAGCAGATTCAAGGTGCTCCTGCTTCTGGTGAGGGTAATCCCGACGTAGTTGCGGCCATCAACAAGGCTCTGGCTCCTGTCAATCAATTCATGAGCAGCTATCAGAATCAGCAGGTTACTCAAGCTGAGACTCAGCAGACTACTATAAACGATGAGATAGCTGCGTTTAAGGGAAAACCTGAAAACGAATTTTACATGGATGTAAAAGAAGACATGGCAAATTTGTTGGAAGCTGCTGCAATGCGGTCGCAAAATATGACTTTACAAGAGGCATACGACCGTGCTATATTATTGCACAGTGACATAGCACAGATCGTCTCAGAGCGCAGGCTGCAAAGCGAAGCGCGCAAGAAAGACGAGGCGGCTAAAGCGGCGAAAGCGAAGAGTGTGGGAGTTGTCAGTACGTCACCGGATCCCGGGCGTGAGGCAACAAAGTCCACATCACTCCGCGGAGCCTTGGAAGCCTCCTTTGATGCTAACGCCATGGACTAGTCTCCCGCTTGGGGAGTCTCTACAGCAAGGGGTTCACAGCCCAGCCCAGTAGAGGAAAACCGAGTAGGTATCCATCCATTTATTGGGAGACTTAACGTGGCATTTCCAAACGTATCCGATATCATCGCGACGACCATTGAGAGTCGTACGCGGCAAATCGCGGATAACGTCACCAAGAACAACGCGCTGCTCAAGCGCCTCGAAGACCGGGGCAATGTGAAGCCGTTTGGTGGCGGATCCATCATTTACCAAGAACTGAGCTTCGCCGAGAACTCCAATGCGGGGTGGTACAGCGGCTACGATCTCCTGCCCGTGGCAGCGCAGGACGTCATCAGCGCGGCCGAGTACAACATCCGGCAGCTCGCAACTCCGGTGGTCATGTCCGGTCTGGAAATGCTCCAGAATAATGGCCGCGAGCGCATGATTGACCTGATGGAAGGTCGATTGAGCGTGGCTGAGTCCACAATGGTGAACCAGCTTTCCGAAGGCGTGTATTCCGACGGCACCGGCGACGGTGGCAAACAGTTGGAAGGTCTGGACCTCGCGGTCCTCGAGAGCGGTGTGGGCACTTACGGTGGTATCGACCCCGGCTCCTTCGCTTTCTGGTCTTCGGGCAAGTTCGATTCGGCTGTGGTCAACAGTGGCAACCTCACGGCAGCCAACATCCAGAATCTCATGAACTTCGCATGGGCCAGTCTCGTCCGCGGTAGTGACCGCCCCGACCTGATTCCCATGGATTCTGGTTTCTGGAATATGTACATCGCCAGTCTGCAAAGCCTCCAGCGTTTCGCCGGCACCGAAGTCGGCAAGCTGGGCTTCCCGACCATCAAGTACATGGATGCCGACTGCGTCCTGGACGGTGGTATCGGCGGGTTCGCTCCGACGGACACGGCGTGGATGCTCAACACCAAGTACATCTTCCTGCGCCCGCACAGGGACCGGAATATGGTGGCCTTGATGCCGAGCAAGCGGTATGCCATCAACCAGGACGCTGAAGTGCAGATCCTGGGCTGGGCTGGAAATCTGACCTGCTCGGGTCGTCAATTTCAGGGTCGCCTCTTCGACCTGACTTAATCCAGGTGGTGGGTTGCTTCGGGTAGGGGTTCGCCCCTACCCACTTTTTTCAGGAGAAAACTTATGGCTTATAAATTAGCCAATCATCAAGCAGGCTTCCCCGCTCTGGATGACGTTCGCACTACTGCGGGAGTGCCCCCTGGCACTATCGTTCCAGTTATGGACTACGACCAGACCATCCCCAGGGGTGGTGAGGCTATTTACCTTGAGGCAGAGGGCGCGGCTATCGTTGTCGGGTCACTGGTGGAAGTTGACCATCTCGCTGGGTCTATTTTAGCTCCGGCAACGGGGGGCGTAGGCTCGGTTGCAGTGTCTCTCAACATCGTTCCGGACGAGTCATTCGCATGGTTCCTGATTACGGGAATTGCGGCGATCAAAGCTCCAAACGCAGCGACCCCCGGCGCAGCAGTCTTTTCGCTGGCGGCGGTGCCCGGTAGTGTGGACGACGCTGCGGTGAATGGTGAGCAGATTCTGAATGCGGAGTTCAACACCACTACAGGTACTCCGGCGACAGGTCTGGCCGAAGTCGAAATCAACCGCCCGTTCCATCAGGGACGTACGGACGTCTAAGGGTTAGCCCCTTTAGTGAGGTAAGACTATGGCAGCAACAGGAAAAGCAGGGTCAATTCATGACTCTGCGACTAGTCAGGCTACGGGAGCTTTGTGCAACGGAATCGGCATTGGTACGAATGCCGTGTACGACAGAGTAGATGTTGGCAATACCCCTCCCGACACAGGGGTTCAGGGTTTTGTTGATGGGGATCAACCTGCGGCAAATCGTATAGGAGCGGGGGCCGCCCCTATACTTGAGGATGTAGTGGAGGATGCCGACATCAAGTTCCACAAAGCCGACAATGAGTTGGCTGATGGGGCACAGGATGGTGCGACAGGGTTCTACAACCATACCGGCCAGACTATCAAGGTCGGCCAGTATGCGTGGCTTGTTGAGAACGCCTAATGGCATTAGGCATCCTTGCGTCGATGTTCGGAGGTGGTATTGCCGAGCCGATAAAAGCGGTCGGCAATATCATCGACGACCTCTTCACGAGTGATGAGGAACGCCTTGATAAGAAGGCAGTTCTTCTACGAATCGCTCAAAGGCCCGGATTCGTCCAAGCCGAAATCAACAAGGTTGAAGCCGCGCACCGAAGCATATGGGTTGCGGGCTGGAGGCCGTTCATTGGGTGGGTCTGCGGAGCCGCTCTTGCTTGGAACTACATTGTCCACCCTCTCGCTGTCTGGCTTCTTCTAGCTTTTGGAGACGGCACAGTTCTTGCTCCTCCGCAACTTTCACTTGGAGCGTTGATGCCTGTCGTACTTGGGCTTCTAGGTTTGGGGACTTTACGTACTGTTGAGAAGTCCTTGGGCAAGGCCAAGTAGGAGATTCAAATGAAAGAACTCTGGGAAAAGAAACCTGTTCGTTACGGCGTCTATGTGGCGGCGGCTATCGCTGTCCTTATAGTCGTGGCGCAGCTCAACGACTGGTTGAGACCTTTCGGTTGAAAACCACCATTACAGCCATCATCGGCCTGCTCGTCATAATGGGTGGCGTGTATGGGGCTAAGGTAACGCTCGACTCGGAGCACAAACTCCTCATCGCTCAGTCTGCGAAGGCACTTCAGTCAGGAGTTTCAGCGAATCAGTTGCAGATGATGCAATGGGAATACAAAGACATTATCGCCCGAGAGCAGGCTGGTAAGTCTCTCCCTGCTGATGCTGCTCGCAAGATTGTGCTCGAGTCACGCATTGCAGAGCTGGCTAAAAAGTGATATGTCGGACATTTGGCTGTTCCATGATCGTTTCCTGACCGACGAAGGCATCAGCGAAGGCTCGGACAGGTTCAGCTCGCTAACCGATGTTTCTGGTATTCCTCCAGGTGGTGGCGCTGCGAAAAACTTGCTGATTCTCGAATCCCGCGACTGGTGGCGCTTTACTTCTGCTGAATTCGGCCCACCGGGTCAGTGGACTCTGGAGAGCATGGAGCCTATTGATGGACGGGCCATCTACATCCTGCGCCGCAACGACCACAACCCCATTGTGAACAGTCCCGAGCAAGCTCGTATGGATTTGTTGCTTACCACCCAGGACGAGTGGGGCTAGGTAATGTCGCTCGCCTTTGTCAGCTCGCACACCAACGGTGGCGTTGATCTCACCGTAATAGCAGTCACCAGCATCCCCGCAGGCACTGACCGCCTCTATATAGCCACCGTCGGCACCAAGTCCGGCGGCGCTACGGTGGATAGCGTGGTCGGCGGCTCGCTCACCTGGAATCTCGTCAAGACCCAGTGCGGCGGGCGCAACCAGACCCGGATTACCACCTACTACGCTATCGGCTCGCCTGGCTCGTTTACCTGCACTTTCACTATGAGTGCCGAATCACAGGGCATCGCCGCCATAGTTGATGTCTACGACGGTGCTGATACAACCGCGTCCATCATCAACGGAGCAGGCGAGAATACCATCGGTCCGAATGACACAGGCTGCTCCGCTGGCTCGGACAACGGTTCACCTAACGTGCAGTTCACCGTTAGCACCCCGTCTACTTCGTTCGGCTACACGGTCAGCAACACTCGCAACAAGACCCTGACGCTCGATGGCGAATACACGCTGCGCGGAGCCGCGGTCGGAGGCTCCGGCGGCGGGCAGTCTAGAGTGGATGGTGCGGAGAACCCCACGCCCTCAGCCAGCGAATCTGCTGATCACTCTTGCGGCTCGACGGACTGGTGCATCCTCGGCATGGAGATTGTTGAGGCCAGTGCTGTTGCTGCTCCGTTCTTGCCCTTTTATCCGAAACGACCAAATGTACTTCTGAGGATGTAACGATGGGTAGAATAGTTTACCAAGATGTCGATTTAGTGCTCGTCTCAGATGCCTCACAGGACATCTGGTCAGTACAGGCTCACGCCAACCACCCCATTATCCTGCACGGGTTTGAGTTGACTAGCTCGGCAATAGTCGCAGATATGATTGAAATTAATCTGCACCGTATCACAGCGGTGGGGAGTGGGGGTGCTTCCTCTACTACCGAGGAACTTGCTGATGAGGAATTTAGTGCGCACACCGCCACCGTAGTCTTCGAACTAACCACTCCAGGGACCAACGGTGGTAATTTGATGCGGTGGCAGTGGGAACAACTTGGCCCCGTCGGTCATGTATTCACTCCAGAAATGCGGCCAAAGGCAAAAGTTGGCGAGGGCTTTGCTTTGGGTATGTTCACGGCGGCGACGCCAACCCTTGCTGGCTGGCTTTGCTGGGAAGAACTGTAGAGGAAACTTAAATGGCATCTTACAACAAGTTTGAGACGTTCGTCGGCGACCTGGGGTTGAAGGTACACGAACTTAACGCTGATTTGCTCAAGGTTTATGCGAGCAATCTTTTACCGGATGCGGCGGCTGATTCCATCAAGACGGATTTGGCCGAAATCACGGCGCAAAACGGGTACCCCTCGGGAGGTTCTGACGTTCAGAATACTTTCTCTGAGGCGGGCGGCACCGGCACGTTGGTTGGACTCGACGTAACGTGGACTGCCTCCGCTGGCGGTTTCGGCCCTCTGCAGTATGTTATTCTCTACAACGATACTCCAGCAGGACCGGTCGACCCACTCATCTCTTGGTGGGATCATGGTAGCTCTGTATCCATTAACGAGGGCGAGTCCTTTACAGTGGACTTTGGAGCCAACATCTTTACAATAGTTTAAAAGGAGAAAAAAGATGGCAAGGCCAGCAAGTGTGGAACGTGCGCCTATTGAGGTGCGCGCGAAGCAGAAAATCAAAGAGTCTGAGCTTGAGGCTCGCTATACGGACTCGATCAAAAACAACAAGTCTTTGCAGGCTTGTTGTCGGGACGTTGGCGAGAGTACCGTTGCGCTCTTCAAAACCCACGAAGATGCGAAAGGTCCCGACCTCATGATCATCGAGTGCGACGTCTGCCACCGTAAGCAGTATCGCGCAGCAGTCGGCCCGGGTCGCGTCGGGGCTTAGTAACTAGGTGTGGATGGCTTTATCGGCGGAGTCTATAGAAGGCTCCGCCACCCTTCTACATACCACCTCAGGAGGCTGTTTACAGCCTTCTTGCTCGCTCCTGCGGCTATTGTTATTGGAGCAGAGGGTGGGTCATACGCGCACACAGGAACCGCAGCTAGCACTGAGCACCACTCTCTTATTAACGCGGAAGGTGGCACGTACTCGGTTAGTGGAACGGACGCTAACACTGAGCACCACTCCCTTATTGACGCGGAAGGTGGCACGTATGTCATCTCAGGAACAGACGCTAGCCTTGAGCATCACTCTCTTGTCGGAGCTGATGGTGGCTCATACGCCATCACAGGGACGGACGCTAATACTGAGCATCACTCGGTTATTGACGCCGCTGGTGGCTCGTATGCTATCACGGGTACAGACGCCAGCCTTGAACACCATTCGGCTCTCGATGCTGCGGGCGGTTCGTACGCAGTTACCGGCACAGCGGCTGATCTCTTACACCAAGCCCTTGTCGGAGCTGACGGAGGTTCGTATACAATTACTGGCGCTGATGCTGGGACGGCTATCAGCGTACTCATATCGGCAGATGGCGGCTCTTACGCCATCACTGGAACCGCAGCTAGCCTCGAACATCACTCCCTTATCAGCGCAGTTGGTGGTACGTACTCAGTATCAGGAACTGACGCCAACCTTGAACACCACAGAGTTATCTCTGCGGTTGGCGGCACGTATGCCATCACTGGCACAGATGCGAGCCTTGAGCACCACAGTCTCATCGATGCCGCAGGTGGCACGTATGCGATCACCGGCACTGACGCCAACACCGAACATAACAGTATCCTTGGCGCAGATAGTGGGTCGTATGCAATCAGCGGTACCGACATCCTTACGGCTGTCAGCGTACTCATATCGGCAGATGGCGGCTCGTACACTGTTACCGGCACGGCTGCGGCCCTTAGACACAATCGGGTTATCGGCGCAGATGGCGGTTCGTACTCAGTCACTGGCACCGCAGCCAACACCGAACATCACTCCGTACTTGGCGCAGACGGTGGCTCGTACTCCGTTACTGGTACCGCAGCCAATCTGGAGCATCACCTTGTTCTTGCAGCCGCAGGTGGCGCGTACTCAATCACTGGTACGGCTGCTAACACTGAGCACCACTCAGTTCTTAGTGCTGCTGGCGGCACGTATGCGATTACTGGTACAGACGCCGACCTTACAGTTAGCTTTGAAGATACCATATCGGCGGAGGGTGGGTCTTACGTTATCTCTGGTACAGCCGCTGACCTCATTGCCACGGGAGGCGTGGGGGACAACATCCACTTGGCTGGCACGCTGGTCACTGGAGAAGGTGTTGTGGGTACAGAAGTGCTATTCGTCCCGTCCAGTCCTTTGCCCGCAGATGTTGTGTATATTGCGGGCAGCGCGCATACTAACGCAGGACTACTCTACGTTGTCATCGAGGATGGCTTAATGGATCGCGTGTTTATTCGAGGAATAGCGCATAGGCCAGACGGAGTGAGGATAATAGAGAATACCTTGGCCGGTGACCATGTCATTGGTGGATGGCAGGTGACAAACCTGGGAGCTCAAAATGTCGAATACGATGTAGTTCCCCTAACCTTCTTTAATTGGGGTAGGGCTATTGATCCAGATAGTAAGATGCGCACTACCGCTCTCATCTGATGGCTAGCAAGATACTTGAAGGCATCGCACGTGACGGGGGCGGCCTGATGCACATTTTAGAGGAAGACTCGTGCGACACTTTCATCAACGGTATTCCTGTGACTAATTTAGGAGTGGTCTGCGTTGATAGTATCGCTGCCATTACACACAATTCAAGAGGACTTCCTTTTGTAGCCGACGTACTGGCTATTGAATTTGATTCGCCAGTACTCCATTTAAATGGCTGGCCTCTTACAGCGGCAGGTCGGATTGCTGTTGGCGCAGGGCCAGTTACTCAACAAACTAACACCATCCCGTTAAACTCTAACGGTGAAGTTGCCATTACAGAGTTAAGCCCCACCTAAACCTAAGAGGATAATAAAATGAGCGCACCCGCCAATGTGATGGATACCCGGTTTGTCGATGAGCCAAGTGCTACGAGCTCACAGATGTGGCGTTACGACGACCGACTGTTTGTAGTCTTCAGGTCACAGGTCGTGTTTGACCAGAACGCCAGCAACGAGGCAAAGCGGCCCATCTACAAGGACCAAGAGTGGATTACCATCCAGGCCCCCGGCAATAAGCTGAGCAAGGTTGACCGCCCTATTCGGGATCTTGACCTCAAGCGATTCGCCAGCCGGTATGACCTATTCAAGAGAGGCAAAACCGAGCAACAGGTAGGCACCCCCTTGAAACTGCTGCCGTGGATGCCGGAAGCAAGGGTTGAGGAGTATCAGCACTTCAAGATTCACACCGTGGAGCAGCTTGCCACGGCAGCCGATGCCATTGGGCAGAATTTCATGGGCTTCCAAACGGATAAGCAGAAGGCGCAGGACTACCTTGACGCCGCCAACCGAGGAGTCAACGCCCAAGAGCTGGAGGACAAGCTCTCCAGTCGTGACGAGGAAATTGAGCTCCTGAAAAAGCAGGTGGCGCTGATGATGTCGGGGCAGCCAGGGCCGCCCGAAGAGCCTGCACCTGAGATGGTGGAGGAGCCTAAGTCAGTGGGTATTGACGAAGAAGCCTAACCCATGATTATCCGTAAACTTAAACGGGGAGTGAGGCTAAAGGGGCTGTCCACTGAGATGTTATTTGCTGACTCTGTAGTGGAGAGGGCCTATGAAGAGTCTGGCGCTACTGAATTGGTGATCACATCTGGTGTTGACGGCACGCATAGTGCGAATAGTCTCCACTATAAAGGCTGTGCTATTGATTATCGCCGTTGGAGTTTGCGAGAGTATGATTCTGATGGTGAACTACTTTATGATAACGCTCCTGAGGTGTCCGCTAAAATCAAGAGTCGGTTGCGGGGTCAGTTTGATGTAGTGTTGGAGAAGACTCACCTGCACGTTGAGTTTGACCCTAAGGAGGCATAAGTGGCTTTTCAAATAACACGGGATGAGTCGTTACTGGATGTGGTCAATCGTACGTTGGCTGCGGTGGGATTTCCTAGCGTAACGGACGCGGTAGGTTCAAACGACCCCGCTGTGCAGCAGATGGTACAATCTGTAAATCAGGCAGGTACTGACTTGCTCGGTATGCACGACTGGCAGCAGATGCTCACCACGTTTTCTACAACCATTCAAGAAGAGTTTCCAGGTCAGAGTAGCATACTTGTGGATCTGCCTGAGGACTTCTTTGCCTTTAAGGATCAGAGTCAATGGAATGTATCACAACAGCTCCCTATGATTGGCCCCGTTCTGTCGCAGGATTGGCAGCGCGTTACCGTGCGGACAGCCGACTTTGTTACGAGGTTGCTCTGGCGAATAAAGGGCGGCAAGTGGGAGATAAAGTCCCCACCAGTCGAAGAACAGACCATTACGATGGAGTACATCAGCCAGGGCTGGGTAACAGACGCCGATACAGCTGACCTGTTCAAGAACCGCGCCACCAAGAACGGTGATGTTTTGTTGTTAGACAATTACCTGACCTATTACTTAGCGAAAGCTAAGTGGTTAGAGGTCAAGGGGTTTGACAGCGCCGCTGCTATGCGTGATTTCAACGTAGCTTTTGGACAACGATTCACAGTGGACCAGGGTGCCCCCGTGTTGTCGCTTATCAACCGCACGGGCTACCGTTACCTGGACTACTGGAACATACCTGACACAAACTATGGAGTATAGTCCTGAAGAGTTAGCTAGAAAGTTCCATGAAACTTACGAAAGACTCGCACCGGATTATGGTTACGTGACACGTCTTGATACACAGGCATTTGATACAGATTCTGCCAATGGTCGGTTGATGATTGCTGTTTGTAAGGAAATTTTATATGCCTCTTCAACCACTAGCTAGAAGTGCCAGGACCATAAGGTCTGGGCAGACTAATCTACAGCAACGGATTACGTCTGGCGCACCTATTCGTGGGCTTACTTCTCAAAAGTCTATTGCTGAGATGGACTATCAGGACGCTGTTCGGCTTGACAACTTCATCGTAAAGCCTTTTGGGGTTGAGTTACGGCACGGCTACATTCTTCATCAGAATACTTTTGAATTTCGTATTAACACCATTATTCCCTATCAAGCACGGGTACCGGCTGATGATCGTCTGTTTGGCGTTACCTATGAAGGAATTTATGACATAACTTCTCGTCAGGATAACGCTGTCAAGCCTACTCCTGACGTTACGTTCGCCACACAGACTCTTGATGTAACAGATCTATGGTCGTGGATTCCTTTCTCCAATCTTGGTGAAAACTTTGTTTGTGCAGTAAGTGACCTCAACGGTTATTTCACGTATGATGCGACTGGTGGTTGGATAAGTCGTAACGCAGGTATGAGTGGCCCCGTAGGTTTCGACCCCCTTGATCTTGACTACATCATGTCGTGGAAACGTAGACTGTGGTTTGTGCCGCAGTCTGGTACAAAGGCTTACTATCTACCTGTCAATCAGGTTGTAGGTGTAGTAGAAGAATTTGATTTTGGCCCGTATATGCGCCAGGGCGGTTCTATAAAGCAGTTAGTGTCCTGGACTCGCGACGGCGGTGACGGCATTGATGACTTCTTAATAGTGTTAGGGTCTCAGGGCGATGTAATTGTCTACCAGGGCACCGACCCTGCAAATGCCGACACCTTCGCAATGGTCGGTATTTGGGATCTTGGCAGTCTGCCCCTTGGGAGGCGGCTTGCTATTAAGTCTGGTGGTGATGTCAAGGTACTGTGTGAGGTGGGCCTCATTGACCTCAGCACACTGTTCCAGGGTGCGATAAACCTTGCATCAAAAGATTCATTGGGCTACCCAATCCAGACTGCTATCTCTAGTGTTGTTAATCGCACACTAAATACTGGACAGTGGGAGGTTCACTATTTTTCACCAGAAGAACTGTTTGTAGTTAAAGAACCGATCACTGTATTACTCACTGAGTCAAAAATGTGGGCAGCTAACGTACACTCTCGGGCTTGGGGTAACTTAAATGACCTTCCCCAGCAAACTCTGGGTATGTTTCAAGATCAGCTGTACGGCTCTGATTCTGTGGGTAACGTGTACCAGTTACTGACTGGCAACGTAGATAATTTAGATTTTGAAGGCTTCTCCAGTGAAATTACTGGTAGAATACAGACTGGCTTTTACAACTTCGGGACGGCTAAATTAAAGAAGTTCCATGTTATACAGCCTACGTTTCAATCCCTAGTTGCTCCTGCTCTTCAGGTACAGATGTACACGGAGTTTAATTTTGATGCCCTTTCAGGTTCGCCAGGGTTTGGCGCACCGACACAAGGTGCTCAATGGGATATTGATAAATGGGACATAGCAGTCTGGGCAGGGCTAGCGAACACGTTTCAAGTATGGGCAGGCGTACAGGGCATCGGATTCTTTGGTTCACTGGCTATGAATGTACGCGGCGTAGGTGGTACGATCTTTACGCATTGGTCCCTTGCTTTTGAGGAAGGGGGCTTCGTGTGATTGTTACTAGCGGCAGACATTTCATGCACAAGTGGCTCAATGAGCGTGTCACCGTGTCATTCTCTGCCGATTTTCGGGCTATAGGATGGACAGAGCGCGGTATGCTGAAGGCTGTGGTGGGGTATACTGACGTTCATGGTAAGACCGCGCAAATCCACGTTGCCGCGGAAGGAAAATACTGGATGCGTCGTGAGTTTCTATGGTTTACTTTTTATTATCCTTTTGTCCAGCTTAATCTTACTTGGCTAATCGGAATAGTGAATGCCAACAACGCCACTGCCGTGAAAATGGACACTAACATAGGCTTTGAAGAGTTTGCACGTATACCCGACGGCTATGCTGACGGGGAAGATCTTATTATGCTGCGCCTACATCGTGATTCATCGCGTGTGCAGAAGTGGCTCAGCTTAGGAGAACGTTATGGGAAAAGCATCGCCGCCGCCTCCGCCTGACTATAAGGGTGCTGCTGAAGCGCAGGCAGAGTCTTCGCAAGAGGCTGCTAATCAACAGATGTACTATAACCGACCGGAGCAAGTTACTCCGTTTGGTAGTCAGCTGTGGAGCTACGGCACCACTACAGATCCCACTAGCGGTAAGGAGTATACCACCTCCAAACAGACAACCACGGTAGCGCCAGAAGCGCAGCGTGCCCTGAATGCCCAGCTGAATATTCAGAGTGGCCGCAGCGAGTTTGCTCAAGATATGCTGGGCCGCGTTGAAGAAGGGACAAAGGAAGCCTTTGATTTCGATCAGTACGGCCAGTATCAAGGTTTGCAAGGCACCCGTGACCCGCAGGCACCGGGGGCCTATCGGGACGAAGCTTTCACTAATATGCAGAACATGGCCTCCCCTCAGCGTGCCCAAGACCGCGCTCGTGTGGAGACGCAGCTTGCGAACCAAGGCATCGTGCAGGGCAGCGAGGCATACAGAAATGCGATGCGTCAGCTTAGTGACCAGGAGTCCAGGCAGGAGATGGGTTTCATGACCCAGGCTGGGGCTGAGGGGCAGCGTGTACAGCAGATGCAGGGTGCAGAGCAGGGCATGGATGTGACAGGTGCCAGCTATGCGAATAACC